CTTAGCTAAATTTGCAAATATTGGAGGAGAATTAAATACTATTTCTAATGCCCAAGTATCAGCTAATCAATTGCAGGTAAAAAATCTCTTTAAACAATCAGGATTAAGTAAAATAGCAACCGCAGGTGCTATGGGTAATATACAGAAAGAAAGTAGATTTAATCCTAAAGCTACTAACGGAAAAGATACAAATGGTTATCCTTCATTAGGGCTAATCCAATGGAATGGTAAATTTATAAATGGTGGTACTAAAGATGTTAATACTGTTTTCAATGTTATAGGCAATACTGTTGAAACACAAATTAATTATTTATTAAATAGATATCCAACTTATAAAACATGGTTAAGAGAAGTTAAAAATTCACCAAACGCTAGTGATGCTGCTTATTTATTTGCAAAAACTGTAGAAGTTTGTTATGGGTGTAATAGAGGTGAAGAAGTATACTTTAATGAAGCTAAATATGGAGCAGCTGATAGAAGTAAATTTGCAACAAATTTCTTTAATAGATTTAATGATCCTAAAGATCCATTATATTGGGGTTAAAAATTAATTAAAAATGAAATACTTTCCAAAATCACGTATAGTAACTAACCAAACAGCTAACCCGGGTCAATTTACAACCCCCGAAGGTAAAGATTATACTGGCCCCTTTTATACTACTTTTACAGGTGAATCATTTACTGGAATAGACCCTAGTAACGGTCCTTCAACTCCATTATTAACATATATCCCACCAAGCAGTGGTTTTAAAGATCCTTCAGTTGAATCTTATAAGCAATTAAACTCAACAGTAAATGTTAATTTAGTTAATCCTACCCCATTCACACCAATACCCACAGAAGCAGATTATAAAGCAGGTAGAATTACAAGATACATAGCAAGACAAAAAGGTGGTGTTCAATTTAGAGTAATGGAAATAGATAAAAACACTTACGATAATTTAACTAAACAACGAGGAGATGTTAATTACTCGGTTTGGAGAGCAATTTCCATTCAATGGCAAATTTCAGGTCCACTACACGATGAATTAGTAAACGGGATTAAAGTAAGACCTGGTATAATTGATACCAATGAAAAAATACTAAATCAAGCAGAAAAGAATTTTATAGGCATAAAACAATACCTAATTGATCCAACTCAGTTTGCTAGGTAAAATATTTTTCGTATATTTATCATAAAACAGTTTGTAAAAAATGGGCTACGGTCTTATGGTTGGAATTATAATTTTTGGTTGTATTTTAGCAATCATAGAATTTAACCGAAAGTAAAAAATTAAATATGAGCAACATTAAATTAAACGATATCCTACAAGGTATCCTGGCAGAATCTACTGAGGAACAAACATATGAAGTTGATTATTCATACCGTTATGGTAAAGATGGAGATGATACAGATTTTGATACTATAGAAGTAAAAGCAACTTCTGAAGCAGATGCAGTTAAAAAAGCTAAAGAAAAAGCAAGAAGATTATCAATTCAATCTTCATTTAAAGCAAAACTAAAAAAATAAAAACATGGAAAACTTTAATTTAAAATCATTCCTTACTGAAGGAAAAATGTTAAAAGAAAATACTATACCTAATAATTCTTATGTTATAAAAGATGAAGAATTAAGTGATGAAGACTCTGATTTTTATACCATTAACAAACAAAAAGCATATGATTATTTATCTCAATTCGATAATGAAGATATAGATGCCGAAACATTTATGGATGATGATGAAGGGTGGGGTGAATTTGAACAATATTTAGAAAATGTTGAACAAATGACTGATGAAGAATTAGAAAAAGCAATGCGTGAAGATATGAGTTTTTACTATTTTAGTGAACCTGATTCTATATAAAAATCTTATATACAAACTAATTTGGCTCCCGTAGGGAGCCTTTTTATATTACACAAAAATAAAGGTTATGTTTTATATAGTAGAAACACAAGATCAATTATCACAACTCCATTTTCAAGAGAGTTGCTACATTAATGTTATTCCACTATCACCTAATTATCATCCTATACTAACAGAAGTATCATTAATTTACTATAAACCAAAACATGGTAAAGGATTAATACTAACTATAAATCATAGTGAAGGATTTTACCTAAGCTTAGAAAAAGTAAAGGAATTTCTCCTAAGACATAAATCCATCTACGTTTTAGATAAAAAAACAACTGCTCATTTAATAGGGAAAGAATTTTTAGGTGAACATGTTTTAGATGTAAATTTGCTTTCACTATCCACGTCTCAAACCACTCCGTATATACAAGATTGTTATACCAATATACACACTCATTTCGAACGGCTTTATGAAGATAAACCTTATTTAAATTCGATTATCCCAATTTCCAAACACTATGAGGCCCAAGAAAAGATATATGAAAAGATAGTAGATTTTTTAAATTTAAAAAACTATAACAGCTATTATAACCATGAATATGTTAGGGTGTTCTACGATATCGAAAAACAAGGTATCGCGTTGAATATGCCTGTTTTTAGCGAGAATTTCAAGCCTAAAAACGCCAAATTCAATATAAAGGATGATAAAATTTATACTCAATATAACTTGTATAATTTTACCTCAAGACCCACAAACTCATTTAATGGAATTAACTTTGCGGCCTTAAGTAAAAACAACGGACAAAGAGCCGCTATTGTACCTCAAAATGATGTTTTATTTGAATTTGATTATGATTCGTACCATCCACGTATTTTAGCAAAATTGATTGGATACGAGTTTACAGAGGCCTCTGTTCACACTCATTTAGGAAAAATGTATTTTAAAACGGAGGAATTAACAGCGGAACAATATCAAGCCTCTAAAGAATTAACATTTAAACAATTATATGGAGGAGTGTTTGAGCAATACAAAGACATACCGTTTTTTGCTAAAGTAAAAGAATATACAGATAAGATATATCAAGATTATAATTCCCTGGGATATATAAATTTAGTAGGGGGGAGAAAATTGTTTAATATTGAAAACCCTACACCTCAAAAACTATTAAATTATATTATACAATCAGGGGAGACTTTTTATAATGTAATATCTATAAGAAATGTGTTGAGGTACTTGGAGGACAAGAAAAGTAATATTATACTTTACACATATGATTCAATTTTAGTGGATTATAGCAGAGAAGATGGGAAGGAGGTATTAAAAGAAATAAAGAATTTATTAGAGTATTATTTCGGGTTTAAAGTAAACGCGAGTTATGGAACAGATTACAATAATTTACACAAAGTATAAATAAAAGTTATGATTAATACACAGGTTATAGACCCCTCATATATTTATTTCAAGTATGACATTGATGTCACCCACCCAGATTTAAAAGATATGAACAAATTATTTTGTACGTTTTCAAGTAAGAACGACTTGGAGAGTACTTTATCCAATATACAATCCCAGTACAAAATCCTATTTAATAAGATATTTGTCCTATACGTTGCCTCTACAGAGGAATACGTTTGCACCTATAACATAGATCATAACAACATGTCTAATGGATTATTAGACAATACTATTCTATTGCATAGAAAGAAAGAATCTAATACTTTGTACACTATAAATGCTCTAAATGATTTGATTAAATCATTAAATGGGGGTGTTTTAGATACCACTTATACAATCAATTGGACTGATTATAGAAATTGCATATTACTTACACATGCAGGTGAGTTAAGAAGATTAGATACAAAAATTTACAAGATAATTACTTTGTAAAAATATTTGGCTGCCTGAATTATCTTTATTATATTTAAGGTCACATAAATTAGTTTTAACATTTAAATTTAAAAAGTTATGAATTTAGACTTGATTCAAAACAAGTTAAATGCCCTATCCGCACCTAAAGGAGGTGGCATGAAAAACAATGAAAAAGCATTAAGCTTTTGGAAACCCACAGTTGGAAAAGCCTTAGTAAGGTTTGTTCCTTCAAAGTACAACCCCGAAAACCCATTTAGAGAATTGTATTTCCATTATGGAATCGGGAAAAGAACAATTATTTCACCTTCAAACTTTGGTGAAAAAGATCCAATTATCGAATTTTCTAAAGAACTTCGTAAAACTAAAGAGCCTGAAAACTGGAAACTAGCTAAAAAACTTGAACCTAAAATGAGAGTTTTTGCCCCTGTTATCGTTAGAGGTGAAGAAGACAAAGGAGTACGTTTATGGGAATTTGGTAAGGAAATTTATCAATCATTACTATCATTAGCTGCTGATGAGGATATCGGAGATTTTACCGATATTATGGAAGGTAGAGATATGAAAATTGAAACAGTAGGACCTGAAACTACAGGAACTGAGTACAATAAATCTCGTATCATGCCTGCTTTAAAAACTACACCATTATGCAATGATAATAATGTTTTAGAAAAGTGGTTAGAAACTCAACCTGACCCAACTTCATTCTCAAAACGTTACACTTTTGAAGAAATTAAACAATTCTTAGCTGAATGGTTAAACCCAGAAGAAGAAGCTAAAGAAGAAGGAAGTGTTATGGATGGTCCTGCTACTGATTTTGAATCACCAACTCCAACAGAATCTAAATTTGAATTAGATACTAAAAAACCAGCTGCGAGTAAAGCATTCCCAGCTAAAAAAGAAATCCCAACCGCTGATGAGTTTGATGACTTATTTGGTGATCACTAATTAATTTATGGCCGGTAAAAAAACAGAAAGCCTTTCCGGTAAAGTCGGAAAGGCAGTTACTGGGACTTTCTCACTTGATAAGTTCAAAAAAGGTAAAAATCTAGGACAAAGTTCATCTAATTTTAAACCACAAGCGTGGATTAATTTTACTGATCCTGTTAAAGAAATGCTAGAAATGCCTGGTATCCCTAAAGGACATATCACTTTAGTTAGAGGTCACAGTAATACAGGTAAAACTACATTATTAATTGAGGCCGCAATCGAAGCACAAAAAACTAATGTATTGCCTGTTATTATCATCACTGAGATGAAACACAGCTGGGAACACTGGTCTGCAATGGGATTTGATCTAGGTGAAACAGTTGATGAAGAAGGTAATAAAGATTATAAAGGTTTCTTTATTTACGCAGATAGAGAATCTTTACAATGCATTGAAGATGTAGCAGCATTTATGGCTGATTTACTAGATGAGCAAAAGAAAGGTAATTTACCTTATGATTTATTATTTTTGTGGGATTCAATTGGATCTATTCCATGTAAAATGAGTATTGAGAAAAACTCTAACTCACCAATGTGGAATGCAGGTGCAATGTCTCAACAATTTGCTAACTTTATCAATCAAAGATTGATTATGTCTCGTAAAGAGTCACAAGCATACACTAACACAATGCTTTGTGTAAACAAAGTATGGGTAGAACCCGCACTTATGCCGATGGCTCAGCCGAAACTCAGGAATAAAGGCGGCGACAGTATGTTTTTTGATGCCTCATTCATTATTACCTTTGGTAACGTAACTAGTCCTGGTACTCAAAAAGTAAAAGCTACTAAAAACGGTAAAGAAATTGAATTCGCTCTTAAAACAAAAGTATCTTGTGATAAAAATCACGTAACAGGTGTAACAGCTAAAGGTACTATTGTAAGTACAGCTCACGGGTTTATTAAGAATTCACCTAATGAGATTAACAAATATAAAAAAGAACACTCTAAAAACTGGGCTAGTATCTTGGGAAGCGATGATTTTGATATCGTTGAAGAAGAAAACACTGATTTTGTAGGAGTAGATTTATCAGAAATATAAAATGAGTTATAAAGATCTTTTAGATAATATTAAAGAAGATTCACAAACCGAAACCCTACATTTAAACAGTAGGGTTTTGTTAGTGGATAGTATGAATATGTTCCTTCGTAGTTTTGCTGTCATTGGTAGCACAAACACACAAGGTACTCACATTGGTGGTATGATAGGATTCTTAAGATCATTAGCCTATACAGTAAACTTGGTACAACCCACAAGAATCATATGTGTTTTTGATGGGCAAGGTAATACTACAAATAGAAAAAATCTATATCCTGAATACAAAGCTAATCGTAAATTAAAACGTATTACAAATTGGAATTCATTTGATGATTTAGCTGATGAATCAGCTTCATTGTCTCAACAAATGTTAAGATTAGTAGATTATTTAAAACAATTACCAATCTCAATCATTACAATGGATAAACTAGAGGCAGATGATATGATAGGATATTTAGCCCCTAAATTTGATAGTACAGTTATTGTATCAGCCGATCAGGATTTCCTTCAATTATGTAATGATAAAATTCAAGTATACTCACCTATTAAGAAGAAATTCTATGGTCCAAAAGAAGTATATGACGAGATGGGTCTTTGGCCTCAAAATTATATCAATTACAAAGTATTGATGGGTGATAAATCCGATAATGTTCCTGGTATTAAAGGATTAGGTGATAAAAAATTA